TCAACGGAAAGAACCGCCAAGCTCTAAATTGGATCGAGCTCCAGCAGGTGTAGATGCCCCGGTTCCACCTCCAGATAAAGGGACAGGCTCAGATGAGGTCCAGATTCTGCGCACAGAGAATGTTCTTGAGCCCTGATGCCCTGCAATCATGACCTGATAACGACTAAAATACTCATCCGGTGTCGATGAGAACCAGATGTCCACATGTCGGGTTATACCGTCATATCCAATAACATCCATGACAGCATTAAATGTTGGCTGAGTAATAACAATCTGTGCCGGTACATTACTCATGTCAGACGATTTTATGAAATATCTTGCTCCGGGGACAAAATTAAACTGCTGCCAGTCAAGTGATGGAAGTATATCCCCAGTCCCCGCGATTCCCAGTGTCGGCAATCCAAGGTATTGGAGAACAGCAGCAATATCAGTCTTGCCGATAATATCACGACCTACCTGAGTGAGGTCTGTTAAAGCTGCAGTATCATCCCCGTTGAAATATGGCAATTTATTCGCGACGCCCACTAACGCGGCTAACGCCGTCAATGTAGGATCCAGCGGCTGGAAGTTCCCAAGGATGTAGGACAGCGTTCCGGCCGTCATCATGTTCGCCACAATGTCATTAGCAGACCATGCTCGAGGGACTGTTCCCTCCTGTCCACGCTGGATAGTAAAGACATCACCATTTCTGGCGGTAACATGAACAATCTCAGTAAGAGTGCCTGTGGCAGCATCGATGATTGTAAGTTTAAAGAAGCTGGTTCCTGTCACCGGAGATGGGAACAGAGTACCTGTCCCGGTATTTACGGTAAGAGATGTTGCAGTTGAACTGATTCCCGCCGCCAGCACTGTCTGAGCATTGTTAGCGGCTAAAAGAGATAGTGCCATTTTTCCTCCGGGATTTTTGGCAATAAAAAACCCCGCCGAAGCGAGGTTTGTTCTGTTTAGTCAAATGTGGTCTAGAGCCATCACCATTGATTTTTTAAATCTTCTTTCGTTAATTTTAGTCTAAATATATTATTATAATTTTTTATGTACTCTTCAGGAGAAGCGCGGCAGTTCATTTGGAAATTTTTGTCAAAATACTCTGGGTTATTTTTTATTTCCATCACACCTCCTGTTTTAATCAATTTCTTTACAATATTTCTGTACTCGTCATGGCTGATAAGAAGCAAGTCGCCGATCCATTTATCACCAACAAATTGACCACTAACAGCGTCATTCGCTGCATTTACAAGCAACATTGAGGAAGCAAAACATATATTATAAATATTTTCATCTGTTGGCTTTAACCCTGTGTTTTTCACTTCTTTAATTTTTTCATTGAATTGCTGTTCATCCGTAACAGAAAGTGAACTAATGCTATTAACACCAGAGAAAGCGAAATTAGAAAAAATCAAAGTCAAAAGTATCAGTAATCCTGAAGGTTTCATCGTCGCATCCAGATTTTAAAATGACTTCATCAGTTTACACCACTCACCCAATAATAGTCACGCTCACTGGTTGATAAAACGGCATGTGGAGCAATCCACTGTCGAAAGCCTGCTTGAACAGCGATGCGTACTCATACTCGTTACTTTTGATGAGAACGCTAGTTTTCTGGTTGTAAGCCCTGCTATTGAACATCTGCGTGTTGTATACCGAAGAATCAGTCAGCTTTCTGAACCCCTTAATAATTGAGACACTAGCTCCTTCACCAGAGAACAACACCGAAATACTCCAGTGTTGGTCGTTCACGACATCAACCCCGTTTACTCCCGTAAGGAACCGCATAATCCGACGTTTCAGCCAGGGTATTGTGAAGTAAAACCCATCCCCTTTATAGAAATTCCACGTCATGATCCGCTTGAACAGATCATCAGAGACAACAACTTGCTCTGACTGGTTTATTACTTTGCGGGTATTGAAGGGTACAGTGTTAAACGTGAATGTATTGAATGCCCCGAGTACCAGCTGCCGACCGCTTGCCAATACAGGAGGTTTCACGCCATATATGCCACGAGCTATCCACCTGAGTTGATCCCCTGAATTATACCCGCCAACAAAAATAGGCAGATTCGCAGTCCGCATCCAGTCATAAATATTTTTTGCCATCGTGTTATACGCAGTCACGAAAGCACGGATATTGTCATCATCATTGTACTGCGTGTACAGGTACGAACGGATAATATCCTCAAGCATTTCACACTCCGTCAACAGTTACGCCATCTGACGCGATGTAGAAGTAACTAAATGGGTCGCCACTTATAATGTTTGTGTTCGGGTCAGGGTTTGTAACAATACCATTAACCGTAATAATAACATTGAGTTTACTAATTAAACTCATATCAATAGTTGCATTGACGGACTGAAGGAAGGTATCTTTCAGGTTATTAATATTTAACGGCTTACCCGCATAAATCCCATTTATATACTGAATTACAGGTGCTGATACCAGCGTTAAAATTGTAGCATCGGTCAGGTAATTCACCCCTTCAGATCCCCACTCAAATTTCACCGTAACATTTTGCTGCAACGGTATAACAAACGGGATTAGATAGTTATCCGGCCAGTCGTTTATGGTCACCACATTATTTCTTACATTTGGCGTGACCTCTCCGCCCCCGGTCCACGAACCGGACGCTGAAGTATCTATACCTATTGAAAACGTATGCGGTGTGAGCACTGTTGCGTTTAGTGGAACGTTGTTAATTCCAGTCATACCATTCACGCCAGAAATGTTGACCACCTGTCCGTTGGTCAATCCATGAGTTATACCTGTGGTGACGACACCAGGATTAGCATTCGTTATACCAGTAACGTCTACTGTCGCTCCTTTTAGCCTGCTGATATCTCCGGCAGATTTAAAAATGGCCCCAGCCATTTCATAAATATCACCTCCCCCGCACATGATGATCCAGCTATTACCGTCCTGTACGACTGATACTAGGCGAGCCTGCACACCATTAACATCAGTAAGCTTCTGCCGGATGAAGCCAGGGTATCCCTGAACTGTTGACATCTGGGATTCCCAGACGCGATCACGAAACTGATAGTTTGATTCACGCTCTAAGCCAGGAACTCCTGCAACCGGATTTGTGCAGGTCAATGTAATTTCGTCAGGAACGCTGGTAATTATCTGGGTAACGGTGCCAGCAGGTACCGCCCATGATCCTGTCGTGGTGGCCGTACAGGTTACCTGCGGCGTAACTCCAGACGAGGGAATAATCGTGGCATCGTTAAGCGTATAGGTATAGATCCCATCGGACACTACAAACCCCTGCGGAATACCAAATCCTGCCGGGCCGTCGAATTGCACAGGAACAGTCGTTGCCCCCTGCGTCTTCTGTGGTGCAATACCAGCCTGTTGAGCCAGCAGGTTAAGCATGTAAATGTTAGCCTTAAGCGGCCCTACCGAATTAATGAGATCAACTCTCGCCTGATCGCAGATTAGCAGTGCGCCAACGTCTGTGCTCACGATATCCTCAATCAGTGAGCCTGGTAACTCTGTGGTAATGCCTGGCGCCATTTGAACGGCCAGTGACACCAGTTGCTCGCGCAGACTTTCTGGGGTTTGCGGAACCGGGCCAGCAGCTGTGTAGCTAACAGATAAATCACTCATACGTTCACCGTTGCAATAATTTTAGAACCAGCGTTGGTTATCGCCGAAATGTTATAGACAGGTGGATCATCACTGACCAAAGCAATTTGTAGCGATGAAAAGTAGGGGCTAAATTGCTGTTGCAGGCGGTTAACGTAGTACGTAGGCAACACCTGTTGAATCACTGATCCGTTGGCCGGAATACCATTGTTCGCAAAGAATGGAGACTCTTGCGGCGCCAGCTTCAGATTTTGCACCAGAGTAGTCAGGTAAACCGCGTCGTTGAATCCATTCTCATCTGTTTCGACCAGAGTCCACTTACCATCTGAATTCCTGCCGTAGGTTCTCATTCAGTGATATTCCCGTTAAATTGCACTGTTGCATTCCCGGTATTGTTGCCGCCGTTTCCGTTGGAGTGAACATGGCTGTTGCACCAGGAAACAAGCGACTTCCAGCCCTCGTACATAATCGCCGGGCTTGTGCTGGCTGTTCCGTCCTTCAACTTCCCTGCCTGACCAGTCAGATTCCACATACCGTCCGTGAGTGTGAAAACTGTTGACCCTACGGTCACTTTGAACTGCGTTGGAGTGGCGATGGTTATGCTGTCAGGAGTAAGTAAAAACGTTGTGTTGCTGCCAGCATCCCGAATGGTGACACCTTCGGGCCCGTAAATGGTCACAACCTGACCGTCGACGCCTTCCCACTCTGTATTACTGATTGGCAAAAATACCAGCGCGCTAAGGTTCGCCGGTGGTGTCAGGTCGGCAATACCACCTCCCTGCCCGCTTACCCCTCCCAGATAAGTATCCGCCGGGATGACTATCCCCTTATCGCCCGGCTGCATTGGGTATCGGATGTACTGAGGACCAAATAGCGGGATGGTAACCTGAGGAAGCACATAAGGGATGTCGCGCAGCTCAAAAGCCACTGTGACCATATTCCCGCTCTGTTTTACTACACTGGCAGGGAGCACCTTTCCTGCTTTTTGCAGCGCAGCTTCCACTTTTCTTTCTGCAAACCGATTCATGTTTGCACCAAAATTTAATTTCTGGCCGATGCTCATTTTTTACCTACCTCAATGAACGGATACGCTTCAATGATTGTTATCCACGACCCTGCTGACGGTTGTCTGCTGTTACCGAGCAAACGAACAGAGGAAACCTCAAATTGCCCAGAGAATGCAGAGTCATCTCGGTACTGAGAATACGACGCAGCCTTAATCATCGGGGTTGCCTGCTGCGGCATAAGAATATGATCTCCCACCTGGATATCGCCACGCATGACGCAAGCAACACTCATAACGTCGAATTTTACCCAGGTAGGCTGACCGATAAGATCATTAAAGTGAATTTGAACTGGTTTTTTACTTCTTTCGGTTGCACTGTCTCTTGATGTCTTGTCTGGATGATTCGTGTAGTCATTGTCCCACACCCTTATTTCATTACCGTTGACTATTGCTATTTCGACCCCGGTATAGCCTTTATTTTTATTTTAGATAAAGAAAAAGCTTTGAGGTCTTTTGCCAACTCTTCAATTGAATCACAAAATAGATCCCTGTAATAGGTAAGGACAAGCAGATCGCTAATATTGATGTTAAATGTATAACCGCCAATTCTCTGAAAGCACTGAGTTAATGCTACAGATAGCTTCTGACCGACATTCCAGTTAAACGTAAGTGGCAGTGGTGCCAGTTTTCCTCTTGGTGTGCTGGTAACCGGCCCCGCAACAATTATGAAGTCCAGCCTTAACTCAGTACCTTGCCAGTTACCAAACACCTGATTAATCGTACCATCCAGCACCAGACTTGGTGCCGTAACCTTACCAGCCAGAGGTAAACCCGATTTCATGCCTAGGAATATTTTTATTCTCTTACCGAACAGGTCCTGTCGAGCCTGCTGCATTTCTTTTGGGCCAATGCCATAGATTGCTAAATGCGTTTCTCCCTGAGGGGTCGACTCACCAAACCTGAGAATATCGAATTCAATCATCAATGCGCCGGGGTTATAAACACCATTCTTATGGCTTGAATACTGTTGAATTAACTTTTCTTGTTTATCACCTTCAACCTGAGAGAAAATCTGGATATCGTAATAACGCATTAACTGGTTACCTCAATCTGTCCGTTTTTTTCTCTCCAGTACATAGATGTGTAACTAAAAATACCGGAAATTATATTTATACCACCAGCTTCAGGTGATCCAATTAAAGCTGTATTAAGAATGGTGTTACCAGAACTATCTGTGATAAGCAGATACCAACGTTGTGCGGTAATATTCCATTTCAACTGGCAGTTATAAACCGTACCATCAAGAACCGGCGTAAACGCCATGCTTTGACGCTCATCCCCCGTAAAAGGGTAATATTGAGATGTCATATTGCCACTCCCAATTTACCAAGCAGACCAGTAATAGCCTCAGAGACAGAGCCTCCAAGAGATGTGTTACCAAGGGCATTGACAGTACTTGTCCAGGCTGATTCTGTAACTTTGTCTCCGCCACCAATTTTCCCAAGAAAGTTATTTACCGCCTGCTCTGCGCCGGTTTTGGTGATCAGAGGCTGCTCAAAATCCCACATCCATGTCAGCTGAGGTAATGCGTCATTGCCGCTGGTGACATCCTTTACGGTGCGCAAAAATACAGCGGTTATAGATGACTGATGGGGTAGCAACGATAAATGTCCCGCCCAGGTTGGCGTGTGCCTGTAGGACAGACTGGAGTGCGCTTATTGTTACCAGCTTTGTCATTGCCCCGGTGTTTTCGTTTACCGGGGCCTTCATTTCCAGAGCAACACGCAACGGCTGTGCCAGTAAGGCATTCGCGGCCACAATCTGGTTAGCAAAAGGATAGCGGGCAATGTCATAATCTACTATCGTCGCGCCCTGCACTGGCTTCCAGTGACAGAAATACTTATCCAGGTCTGTAAGGTTAATCGCGCCCCCCAAAAGACCAGTAACAAAACTGGCACTTTGGGTCAGGGCAACAATCGGCAGCATGCCGCCAGGGATTGCCTGTGCGATGCCTTCACACAGGATAACCGGGGATATTTCAAACCCCAGTTTGTACATCTCGCGAGTGAAACCCATTATCCCATAGCTCCCAACTGTGCACCGGTAACAATCGCATTACCACCTGTGTTGTTGTAAATTTGAATAACCCTATCCTCTGTAACTCGGCTTCCTGCCCCCTCTTTTGATGCCATTGCAGAAATTAACTTCGCCAGCACATAGGGATCATTCAGGTTAAGTTTTTCGTTCTCATTAAATTTGGTCGAGCGAACAACATGACGAATATATTCCTCTGTATCATTTTCATTTGACGGAGCCCATTTACTAACGATATCCCTGACTGTATTCGTTCCACGCTGGGCATATATCTGGAGTTGTTTTGTTGCCGCAAGAACCCCCTCATCCAGCGAAGGGAATACAGCAAACTTCCCGCTTTTAGTGTTACTAGTCTCATAACCCTCCGCCCACCTCAGATTTCCTGGGTTGTTGAAGCGATCGGCAATCGTGCGACCTTTGGCATTTACATTTGCGGGTTGTGAATCGACAGGTGATATTTCCCCACCGGAAAAGAAGCGTTTAACACCTTTTAACCATCCCCAAACATGCGGATCATCCTCGCTGCCAGGCGTATAGGTCTTTCCTGTCTTAGGATCTGTTACGGGGTTTGCATTAAGAATTGTCGACTCTGATTTAACACCATCAATAATTCCCGCGGCGTCTGTTTTACCAAGAATCCAGTCGACAACCTTCCCAATTACTTTTCCAAGCTTCTCGACTTTTACCATGAAGTCTTCGACATCGTTTTTAAAATCGGGAGAGGCTAGGTAATCGCCAAACCGCTGAATACCACCAGCAAGCCCGTCGATCCATTTCCCAAGTTCTGGCGATTGCAGAACAGTATCGATAGCACCGGACAGCGCGTCAGAGAGTTTCGTCAGCCCCGGAGTGAGTGGACCAAGGCCACGGATGAACGTGTTTTTGATGCTCTGACTGCTGTAGTCGAGTTGAACATTGAAGTCCTGCCATTGCCGGGCCTGCTCATCAGTGATCTGCAGCAATTGAGCATCACGCTTCGCGCGTTTCTCCATAGCGTCGATCTCGGCATCGCTCATATTTTTAAAGCGATTGAGGTCGTCAATACTGAAGAAACTGGTCAGACCGTAGGCGTTAGCACCCTGCAACGTGCCACCTGTTTGCGTGAAAATACTCCTGGCGGCGCGGATCATCTCCGGCAGCAACTGGTCCGGAGAGCGGTCAGGGTTATTAATGCCCATCGCTTGGAATTTCCAGCGTTGGGATAAATCGACCTGAGTGTCACGGATTGCGCCCAGTGTCGCTGTTGGGTTGGCAACTGCACGCTGGTAGTTAATGGCCGTTGAATCCAGTGCGCCAATCGAGGTATTGAGCCCCATTGAGGTAAATCTCTGGGCGCTCGCGGTGGATGCCAGGCGGTTCAGACCGAATAACCCACCAGCCCCAAGAACGCCAGTGAACAGCCCTACAATACCGCCCCATGACAGCAGGCTGACAGTGGCGTCTTTGATATGGCCGGCGAACTCTTTTGAGTCCTTTTTAAGTTGCCAAATATCCCGGAAGAACCGGCAGTTTTCTTATTAAGGTCACTCTGGCGTTTATTGGCATCATCAAGGCTTGTATTGATGCGATCGAGGTTATTCACCATCATATTCAGCGCATCAACACCATCCAAAAACGCCTTTGTCATCCCCTCAGCTTCTGAGGATGCTTTTGACGTTTCGCGGGCGCTGTCGCCAATACCCTGCGCAGATGCCCGCCACGCTTCGGGAAGTTCTTCAAGAGCAGCCTGGTACTCATTGAATTTATCCATAAATGACAGGAATTTCTCATCATTCACGTCAACTTCAATAATGGATTTAGCTGCCATTGAAATAACCTCTTTCTTTTAACGCAGAGATAATAAAGCGCTGCCTGTATTGGGATGGGCTGGCGTATTCCTCGCCAGCTATTTCCCTGACTACGTGCCTGAACCCCTCGTTAGAGGCCCAGTCTAGGAGGGTATAAACGACGTTTCCTGCGGGGCATTCTGGTTCGGGGTATCGGTATCCGTTTTCGACGTCAGTAAAGAACCTCGCCACTCCGTAGCGGTCGATAACGTTAACTGACCACCGAACATACCGATCACGCTCCCCACCGTCGGTTTGATGAGTTCCGGCTTCTGAATGGCAGAGGAAACCATAAAAAAAACGATTTCGCCTTCCACCTCACGAAACTCGTCAGCGGAAATAATGCCCTGTTTCATCGCAGAATCTAACGGCACAGATTTCCACTGGCCGTTGTCATTAAAAATGACCGTTGTCTGGCGCTGGATTTCATCAACAATGTTTGGCGCCTGCTGACCCTGCACGCCCTTCTTCACTTCATCTTCTTCTTTAAGTTCTTGCTCTCTCTTGAGCTTTTTGCGCAGCATCATTGCGGCCACACGGGCCGCACCAAGCCCACCAATCTGAGCAATGAAACTGGTAAACAGACTACCGAGCATCAGGCAATGCTCTTCCACCACCTCGTAGGGAAAAGGTGAGGTGTGAACGTAAATGAGAGAGCCGTCATCGCGGCTGATCGAACAGACCAGATTAAGTTTTTTATCGATTTTCACGGTCAGATCCACATGTTGTCGTTAGTGATGAGGTAGCCGCTGATGGTTACCACGTACCCGGCATCCATGCCGTTAAATGGCATCTCGTTAAAGTTGACCAGATAGCAGTTAAGCAGGGTGAAGTTGCCAAATGTGGTTGCGTCCGGGGTAACGACCACCTCGCCAAGCGCTGTGTCCGTCGTAAAGCGCTGTTGATAGCTCGCGGCAAGTCCCTGAGTGCGCAGCATGTGGACGGTTAAGGTAACCTGCTGATACGGTACCTGACTGCCGACAGTGCCGGTCATGGTCGGCAGAATATCCGTAGCGGGACCGTCCGGGCGCATGCTGATCCCGTCTTTACCAAGATAAGATGCGGTGACATTCAGAGCCGGAACATCAGTGATGGAAACCGCGCCACGGACGCGGTTGAGGAATCCCTGCGGTACTAATGGGTTTGCCATGTTATGCCCCTACAAAATTGGTAACGTTCAGGTTAAACGTGATGGACTCGAAGCCACGGCGCGGCGTGATAACAGCACTTAACCCGTTGTACTTACCCTCCTGGTAATCCGAAGGATTCAGGCCGGAATAGTTAGCAAAAGGCACCGCGTTGATAACAGCATTCCCCGCGTAAGAACCTTTTTCGTATTCAGTGTTGAAATCGCTCTGAATAAGTTTGGTACCGATAACGCGGCCCAGAATCAGCCCATAGCTAATTCCATTGCGCAATGTTTTCAGCGCGCGGTTTTGCAGGCGATCAATGCCGTTCTGGTCGTAATACAGCGGGTTGGTTGTGGTGTTAGACCCGTTGATCACTTCGTTAGCCAGGTCCAGTTCAAGGTTAATAGCGGCCCATGCCACTGCATACCAGTAGTTAAACGGGTTGCCGTCAAGCATGTGGCCGGCTACCAGCATCTTGTTACTCAACCCACCTTCTGCAGATGACCCGATGTAGTTGATGTGGTTGTCCTGGAGCGTTTTCAGCAACGTACCGTTGTTCTCAACCGGGTATTCAGTCACCCCATACATGAAGCGGAACGCCATCGGCGGTACCATGTTCGACGAACCGGGGTCATTCGACAGCGAGGACTGGAACGCTGCCGCCATCGAAAATTCAGTGGCTGGAATATTCGGAGCCTCGACACCAGCAAACACGGTTTTATTCTTTGTGGCTACCCAGGACTGATAGGTGGCAATCGTGGTTGTGACAAAGAAATAAACCAACGATCCCGGTGATGTGTACTGACCTGTTAGCGTTTTGAAAGTTGCTTCAGAATCCCATTCGCGAGGCACCAGATATGAGAAGAATTTCTGGTACGTGTTGCCGAGGGAAATATCTTTATCAATAAAATCACTCAGCGCCGCCACGCCTGCCGTCATGGTGATGTCACCGAGTTCCAGCACATAGATCGCTCGAGCTGCCCCCTGTGCCCAGTACGTAGTGTTCATCTGGGTAATTTCACCAGCAACAACCGTTTTTACAACGCCCATAGTGGTTGCGGCCCCCGGGTCGCTGCTCAGTGAGTAAGTAAACTCAGTCGCGCTGGTAACAGTCGCCTCGGCGGATCGGTTATATGCCGCCGGCGCTACGCCAGAAATCACAACAGGCACGGTACTGCCATTCGTCCAGCCATGAGGAGATGCGAGGGTCACAGTGACCAGGTTTGCAGCCCAGGTAATGGTTGATATCGTTTTCCCCGGGGCGGTGATAGCTTTCAGATCATCTTTTGACGTGAGCAACTGGTATTCACCTGCCGTCAGAGTCGTCCCGCCCATGGAGATCATCGCGCCGGATTTAAGCAGCTGCGAGGGCTTCGGCGGATTGGTCACCGATACGTTAATGTTAACAATTGCCATTTAATTATTTCTCCGGGTAAATGGACGGAATTGCAGACAGGATCAGCCCACGGGCTACGTTGCGCATCCGCTGCTGGTAATAATTGACTTTGAATTTGATGGTCTTGCGCATGGCGATAACGTTCAGTTCGTTCTGCGTAACGCGCTCATCCTGCACAACGGGGATATTCATTACGCCCATTTCTGCATTCTCGCGCAGGGTGTACAGCTGAACGTATCGCAGAAAGTCCTCAACCGCGGCATTCCTGAGGCCAGTAATCGAAATCGTCACATCCTCGGAAACCAGCTGGTACTGGTTGTCGCGCTCATCGATATAAAACGCCCCGGCGATCGGAGAGACATTGCTGCACCGTATTGTCGCGAAGGGAGGCGACAGGTTCTGCGTGGAAAGCATAGCCGGAAACATTGGCATAAACTGGCTCAGCCCAAGCCATACAGGCAACGAACTGGAAACCACAACGTCACTCAGGTCGATATCATCCGCAGAGTTGATAATCTGCGACCGCATATGCGGATAGATCGCCTCCCCTGTATAGTGATAAAGATTGGCCGGTTCGTTCAGCCCGGTTCGACGGGAGAAGGAAAACTGGATGCCAAAGAACTCGCCGATGTACAGGACGTCCGATCCAATATCGTTGAATGGGTCGATGTCTGCCTGCGCGGTAAATGTCACAACGTTGCGGTCGTAGAGCTGCTCATCGTCCTGGATGGTTTCGGTCGTCAGGTGCAGATAGCCCTTAACGTCAACCGTATCCGGCTCGCTGCTGGGGTCGTCCGACAGAACAGAAGCTTTCACCCAGAAGACGAAACCATCGAGGGGCAGCACCTTGCGGATATACTTCGTGAACGTGACCACCTGAAAGCGGCTCAGGTCGTCAAGACCCTGCGTCAGCGTGGCGTTAAGCTCGGTTTTTGCAGTCTGCTGCAACTCACTCAGGGAAGGCATTTAATACCCCGCTTACCCAGGCGCGCATTGCCGCCTGATAGTTTCCTGTATCGATAAAGGATGCCCGCGGATCGCCCTTCTTATTTTTGAAGCGCTTTGATATACCCAGCAACGCGCGTCGGGTTGGCACACCTGACATGCCGTTCATCTCTTCGTTATCCAGAAAGGCCACAAACAGGTCGTGAACGCGTGACATGGATTCCGCTAGCGGATCCCTTAACGGCGGCGCGCCAGCCAGCATATTTTCAAGATTTGCGGCGAGGTCTTTACTCATCAGATCGGCGATGTCGTTCCCGTACCTGTCAAAAAATGTCTGCATAATCTGGTATTTTTCTTCCAGATATTCAGCAACATCCCCTGTCGTGGTGTTCTCATCTTCGTAGGGAAGGTCGATAACACCAAGATGAAAGGTAATCATGACAGCCCCCACAAACTACCGAACTGCTGGGCAATCATCAGGTATCGTCGGCCCCATGGGTCCTGCAGCATCTGCAGGTCAGCCAGTGACAGGTCTTTGAAGAAGTCCGGCACCAGGCGCTGAGCGCTGGTTGAGTTATCTCCTGCACCAGTAATCACGCCAGCCTTGAAATCGTTCAGGCCATACGTTTTCCTGAATCCAGCAAATACCGATTCGGTACCATAGTTGACCAGGAACGATGCGCCGAGGTTATACACGGCAACGGTGTACAGATTCGGTGTGACGCACGCGATATCAGGATTTACCCATTCAACCGCGCCGCCATACGCCAGGGAGAAAGACGGCGAGTCATCGGGAACCTGCGCGGCGGTAACGCCCATGTCAGTTCGAACGAATTCGATGAATCCCGACAGGCTCGTTGTCATTTTTTCTTACTCCCGGTTTTTTCAGTCACGATCGTTTCGTTAACTGTTGGGGTGTCTTCATTGTCTTCTCGGCCTTTCGCCTGTTCCGCGCTGACTTCCATCTCTCCGGAATAGCCGGTACCGCTGTCACGCAGAGAGCTATCCAGAGCCGCTACGGATGCCTGGCGGCGGCCGTGTGCTCCGCGGGTAAGGTGAATGTCGTTATCGCGGATTGCTTTTTCGATTACCGACGCTGAAACCGGTTTACCAAGGCTGTAACACAGGCCGACAAACGCCTGGCTCTGGTCGATTTTCGTCGAGTCAACCAACCCGTAAACCTGGTGGTGCTGCACTACCGCATCAACTTCTTCGGTTGTGCCATCCAGCACCATCATCTGATCACCGTGGTTAATCGGGATCTGAATAAGGCGACCAGTCTCAATCTTGCGATAGGCAAAAATCTGGCGCTGTTTGGTGGTGTTAGCGATATAGAGTTTCATTGGTTACCCTCGTAAAAAAGCCCCTGCTGAGTTCCCCCGGCAGAGGCTTAACTACTTCAAGAATGGATTAGGCGCTGTACGCCATAGACAGGATAGTGATGGCTTCCGGACGAACAGCCCAGCCTGCGGTTGAACGCATTTCGGACAGAACATCGATAGCGCCACCAGCGATCGGTGTCGGGATTTCGCGCGGCGCGGCCATGTCGGTAAACATCAGCGCGTTCGCGGCAAGAGACGGGGTCAGCTTGGCGAATTCGTTGGTGTTCACGGTAGAGTTGACCATCGGCACTTCGACCTCAGGGATGGTGATCACCACCGCGTCGGTACCGCCAGCACCAGCGCCGATCAGGGTATCGTCATACACCCAGTCAACCTGGACGTTTGCGCCTTTCAGCACTTCTTTCACCGTGCCGCCGACGGTGTCAGTGCCGCCACCAGGACGCTGGTAAGAAGTCAGCTGAACGATCTGCTGAATCTCCATGGCACCGAGGACGCGCTGCGGCCCCAGGATAACAACACGCTGCTGGCGACCAAGCTGCATGGTGCGGGTCAATGCTGCCTGTACGTGGCCCAGAAGATATACCGCCATCTGGCCGTGGTCATAGGTCAGCACGGTGGTGTTGCTGTTGCTGTCAGGAGGCAGGGACTCGGTAGTCGCGCCAGCGGTGTTCAGCAGGCCTTCACCACCAGCAGGGTTCATGCCATACAGCAGAGCAGATCGCAGTTGCTGGAAAATGCCCTGCCGCATGCCCAGACGCTGAGCTTCCGGCAGTGCAAAGTTCCAGTTACCGGCAGCGGCCATGTCATGGTGATCGTAGATACCACGGCAGCGGAACAGGTAGGTTGGGGTTGAAATCATCTTCGCATCCAGCGCCACGCTAGGCAGTTGGTTACCATTTCCTGACTGGCTGGAAGTGGTCTGGGTGCGAATATCCAGGCGACGCATGTAGACGTACTGATCGCCTACGCCGAGACGGACTTGCGGGTTACCGCTGGCGATGGTTTCAAACGCACCTGACGCCTGCTGGTAACCGAGGATCATTTCCGGCGCGATATACGACGGATTGACGATAGTGTAGCTGGGGGTAATTGCAGCCATTTAATTCAGCTCCCGATTAAAGTAAGACCAGCGCGCAGCTGTCGTTGTTATTCCAGGTCAGGAAACCGGTTGAGCTGTCATAGGTGACAGTTTTGGAGTTACCTGTTTCGACGGCGAGCACTTTCACTGGCAGTGTGATGTCGGAAAGCGTTACCGCACCGATGGTGCCCTGCGTGGTCGCTGCACCGCCTGGTGCTGTCGCCGGGGTGTAAGTAAAGGTGGTTGCACTCGGTACAGACAACACAACAACGGTGCCGTTGTACGCCGATGGAGCAACGCCGCTGATTTTTACGTACTGTCCAGCCGTCAGCCCATGCGCTGAAGCAGTGGTGGCTGTAGCCACGCCAGACGCATAGGCCAAGGCAGTAGTGGCAATGTCAGCGCCAGCAAAACCCGCTGCGGCGGCAGTGGTGATCTGGTTGTTGACGAAGTCCCACGCCAGCGCCGTTTTCACCGACGCGCCGGAAGTAGCCAGCGCGACCACCTGAGCAGACGCTTTCAGAGGAACGCGCATGTTTGATCCCAGACGGTAGAAAGACACACTCATACCGGATGCATATAGCGGAACCGGTGATTGTGGAGTGGTCAGACCGTTATGCGCCTGATTGAATACAGTAAAACCTTCCAGCTCTGCTACGGATACCGCGCGGCGAATCGTTGAGCCTCGAGGGCTTGACTGATTGCCTGGCAAAAGTTCGGCAACTGGCAGACCGCCCCAAAGAGGTTTGGTTTCAGTAGCCGCTACCGTACCGGATGAAAGATTGAAACGGTTTGCCGGGTCGTCCAGTGCAATACCCTGAACATAACCGTCAGACTGTACACCGAAGGACCCCAGAGCATTCGTGGTTGCCATCGGGTTAAGAGATAAATAAGACATGCTTCAGCGCTCCCGTTAAGCCTGGTTGTTAAAACTGGTGACCTGACGTTTACCAGACTGGAACGGTGCCCAGGTGGCAGCAGGATCGCCTTCAAAGGTGCTAATCTGGCGACCAGTAGCATCAGCGCGCTTAATTTCACGCAGCATGCCAGGACCAACCGACAGACTTGCTGATTTCTGCGCATCGGCGTAGATCTGCTTCTCAGCGAAACCGAGCAGCGCAGCGTCGGCGATCGACGACAGATCCACCGATTTGAAATCAGGTGAATGCTCCTGCAACTGCACCAGCAGGCGGCGACGGTACGACAGGGGCTTTTCGCCTGACAGCGGCGCGGGGGCGCGCTTACCAAAAGCAGAGAACACGCTGTCTGCTTTAACCTGCGCGTCGGCAACTTCATTGCGCTCAGCATCGGAAAGCTCGGTAGGAATGCGTGATTTCAGTTCGGCAAGCTCGCGGCGGATATCGGCATCAGCTTTTTCTTTTGCTGCCTTCTCTTCCGCTTCTTTAGCGTCGGCATCTGCCTTTCCTTTGTCCTCAGCGTCCGCTTTTTCCTTTGCAGCCTTTTCTTCGGAATCCGCTTTAGCTTTAGCCTCTTCGGCCTCTTTCGCTTCCGCATCAGCCTTCTCTTTCTTTACTGCCTCTTCGGCGTCAGCCTTTTCTTTGGCAGCTTTTTCTTCGTCGGCCTTAGCCATGCGAGCATCCATGCACTTATTGAATAGCTCTACGAATTTTGCTTCGTCCATCTTCTCAGCCTCGTTTGGAATGGAATCAGATTTAACACCGGTAGGGTCGAGGAGCTTGTCCCAGACGCCTTGTTCACAAATTGCAACGTGGTCCAGCAACACCGGGGAGTCTTCCACCAATAGAGGCTGACCGTCGATTTTGATGATTGCGTTCTGCGGTTCACTGAACGTGACGGTTGGTGAGGTGCTTAACTGCCGGGTAGCCATCATTTCTGCGGCTTCGGCGTCATACACGCGGGCAATCGCCCACACCTCGCCATTATCTGCAACCCAACTGTTGGTCAGGGTGCCGATAACACGTTTTGCGAACTCATCGCTGTCGAGCTTATTTTTCTCCGGGTGCAGCCAGATAAGCGGTACACCGGCCACTCGCTGGAGAAATTCGGGGGTCAAATAGTTTTCCGGGTCGCGGAACGCCATTTGTTGATCTGCAGATCGCCAGGTAACACCTGTTCCGGTTACCCGTATGGCGTACATCCACATGTTGATGAAATACTGCGGGCTGCTTAACGTACCGTCGGCGATGAGTGATGCCACCTGCGTCTCGTTAAGCGGGTTTTGCGCCATCACTTCAGCAAAAGGCTGATGTAGTGGCTTCGGCAGGTTGTCGATGTCAAACCAGCCAGCGGCCAGTGATTCATCGTTGATCTGCGGTTCAAACTGAGCGTCAATATCTGCCCGGAAGGTGAGGTAGTCCCCGGCGACGCTGTAGGGCGTCATTGGGCCGTCAAACTGATATCCTGCCTCTTCCTTTACTTCGCGACGCGCTGCGGTACATGCCATCTCGCCGGGCTCAATCTTGCCTCCTGGTGGACACCATGTCCCGTCGTCTGAGCGCTGGATCAGGAAGATGCTTTTACCCTGCCGGAACATAATACCGCTGCCAAAAATAGCCACGCTTAATGCTCCTATGCTGATTTCATAGACGCCATGAACTTCTGCCCTTTCTGGGTCAGCATGTGTTCAGGAATGCTCCGGAGGTTGTACAGATAAGTTACGTAACAACGGCAAAACACCTCTTCTCCTGGCTGTGTAATTTCATCAAGGTAGCCAGAAGGCCCAACCTTCACGTAACCGTTTTTTTGCGCCCAGTTACCGCGGATGAGATAGACCACCTTATCGCGCTCTTTGTGATCTTCCCGGTAGTCATAACCTGCCTGCCGCCAGTGACTATGCCACTCGGCAGCTATGGCGTTATTACTGGCAGCTATGATGTTGTCGATGTTTGCAATGAGTTTATGGTTCTGATCGATCATCACCCGACGCGCTTCAAAATCAATTTGCAAGGCGCTTTTCTGAATGTGATCACAGTTGTAATTAACCCCGCTTTTGGAGGATGGAGATAGTCCACCTCCAACGTAATCCTGCACAGGGATGCTGGTAGCCCAACCGCTAAATCTCTGGACTGTTTTGTTTATCGCGCCTGTACGGTTTAACTTAATTAAGTCGGCGCTAGCCAGGATGCGTCTATCAAGCTCGCTTCTTAACTTCGGCTCCATGTAATTCAGAGTAAATCGAGACAAGCCTGGATGCCGATCCAGTGCCTTAGCCCTGTTTATCTGCATTTCATAGGTTGACCGAAGCTTATCTGACACCCTTGATATGTAGTCATCATGGGTTTCGCTTTCCGCCGCCTGGCGAATAATTCCCTGCCATCGCTCCAGCTCCTCTCTCGAGGTATAGCCATTGCGCAAGAAGAATTTAACCGCCTCCCTTACTGTTCTGGAAAATTTGCTCATAGCATCATCCCTCCGCCAGGCGCTTCAGCTTTCGGCGGCTCAGGTGGAGGGTTGTCCTTCAGTGAGTCGTAATCGAGATTAAGCCGCTGAGGGAATAGGTTCTCGTTTGCATTGGCGTTTTCACACGCCCACTCGATCAGCGTCGCCCGGTTTTCCGGGTCTGCTGTGAGTTGCGGAAGAACCACTTCCAGCATACCGACAATCGCTTTAAATCGCGTTTCATCGACCTTAACCTTCTCGCTTTCCGGCTCCTTCAGCGAGGACGGCCAGCGGTATTCGAAGTTGTTAATCCAACTAGAGAAATACACGCTGTAGGTGTTTTTCAGCTCTGGTAAATCGGCGCGAAGGGACTGGAAGAATTCAATGCTCCAGGCGCGGTACTGGCACACGCGAATGAAGAATGCATAAAGCTGATCCAGCCACTCTCGGGTGTTGTCGATGTAGACCGCCACGGCGCGGGCATCTTCAGTTCCCTCACCAAAGCCCTGGGCGAATGTCTCAGAGTTGAGGATTATCGCTGGCATGTCGGCGGCGGCGGCCACGTTCTCGAGAATGTGCTTACGCGCAGAGTCGAGAGGTTTTTCCAGGTTGCTCAGGTCGATTGACTCGATGTTGTCGCTCTCGCCGATCTGCAGGACCTCCCCCGTCTTCCCGCGCTTCAGCATCATGCGCTTAATGCCGCTGAGTTTCTGCATCATGTTGTTGACGACGGAGCTTGGCCCCTTGATTTTCGTCACCAGCAGGCCGCCTTTCACCGCAACCATATCGTCGGTGCGCATGGTCTGGATGAAGGACTTCAGCGGGTAGAGAGCGCGCTGGTACACGCTGCGCCCGGTAAAGCCGAACGCCGCCGGGTTGTATGCAAGGTAAATCGGGTCCTCATTCTGCACGACGACACAGCGAGATTTGTGATACGGCTTGCCCGCCACCCGAATACCGTCGACTTTCTGGAAGTCCTGGGCGTTCGGATCCTGATTCAGCACGATACTGCCCGCGGTGTTCAGTGGGTCAAGGATGTTAAAGCTGACGTTGTGCTTATACAGCGTGCGGTAATCCAGCGATTCATTCGGCTCCTGGTTATCCACCAGCATGGCGATCGCAGATACACCGTAGATTCGGGCGATGCGCGCGGCGTTGGCGATGTGCTGGTTAGCACCCATCGCTTTCCATTCGCGCTCGAATGCGTCGCGCAGGCGCTGTTCAAGCCCATACGACTGGGCAACATGCACGGTGCGCGGTTCATTCATCGCCATTTTAATCGGGCGATCCACCATCTTGCCGCCCAGCGGGTGGTAGAGGTAAACCGTTTTGCAAGTCTGATAGCCAGCCGTAGAGCCGGGCTGGATGTCGTCACTGTCCAGCAATGCCATCAACTCTGAGTGAGAGCAGCTGCCGATTTCGAAATCGTCTTCGTTCATTGGTTCTCTCGTCAGATTGCGTCGCCGCTGCCGAAGGCGATGATCAGCCCGTAGGTGTAATCATCGAGCAGGTCATCGGCGCGCTTATGCGCTTTCTTGTCGGCAAGGTGGAATCGGGAAACCTGCTTGTGCAGATGGTTTGCTGTTTCGCCCTTGAAGACGGCTGTCTTCTCGTAGGCGTATCTGGATATTTTCGCCAGGCCGCGGTAGTGATAACCGGAAGCCATAATGGCTCGCTCGTCCTTTCCTTTGCTGGTCAGGGCGGATTCAATTTTGTTGACCGGCCAGCCAAGGCTTTCGCCTTTTTGCAGAAGGATGCTGCCCATACTGGCATCTTCGATAAACACGCCCAGACTGCCGTTGACGGCCACGCATTGGCCTGAAAGCTCGTTGAGTCTTTCAAATACTGAAGGCATCCATACTTCAAGCAGCGCGCCGTCAATCTGCACCACATCCCAGTCGAGGATGGTTATGCGCATCAGTCCAGGTCGCGTATCAACGGCGTAATAGACAACCGCTGTACCGTCGTGCTCAGCACCGCCTTTAACCGCCGTGTCCATGACCGCATAGACGGCCTGGCACATTTCCGGGTAATCAACCGGCTGCTCGTCGACAAACCACTTACTCACGTCAAACAGAGCATCAGCGGACCAGTCCACGAACTCCGCGAGAAACTCCTGGCGGAATACTCGAGGCTCGCAGCGCTCCCGTTCCCTCTCCAGTTCATCAGGAGGAACAAACGGGTTTGATGATGTTGGCGCGTGGTGCTGATGAAATCCATGCTTGGGGTCGTTACAGATGGCGTAGAAGAAGTTGTCCTCATCAACACCATCAGGCGTAGAAAATACGTAGGCGCGGCCCTTTGTCGTCAGCAGCGTAGGCTTTATGGACTTGGGCCATATCTCCGTGAGCATTTCAGGCGATTTGGTGAATGCGGCCTCATCAATCAGAACCAGATCATATTCACGACCGCGCCCGGCCAGTTTGTTGTCGTTGGTAACCCAGAAGTCGACCTTACCGCCGTTCTTCAGCAGCAGGCGCTTCTCCTGACGGCTAAAGCTTTTCTTCAGCGGCAGCAGGATTTCTTCGAGCTTGTCGTAGATCTCCTGATACTGGCGATACTCAGCTGTGAAGATACCGACGCGGCCTCCGAGTTCAATGTCCATGCCAGGGCGCTTAAATGGCGCTGTAGCGTAGGTCACGGCAGCACTGGACAGCATGAAGGTCTTACCCCAGCGGCGGCCACAGCGGACCGCATGAAGCTGATCATCCCACGAATCAGACCAGACCTTTAACTGCCCGTCATGGAGCGTTGGGAGGTAAATATCAGCCATGTCATCTTCCCGGTATTGGCAGCGTGTTATGGACGACTATTGCGTTATCGCTGTCGCCATCCTTCATCAGTTCAATCTCATGACGAAGTTTTTCGTTTTGCAGTGCCAGTCGTTCAATATCAAGCTGCACCTGACGTTCGTTCGTTTCACGCAAGAGGATGAGGCGAGCAAGTTCTTTGCGCGCACTGTCCTTGTCTGCGGTCAATATCTCTATCCCGAACTTACCAAGCTTCACACCGTGCAGCAGATAACGCGCATCGCCCTCAATGTCTCTGGTGTCTGCAAAAAACGCCTCCCCCCTGCCCTCGCCGTTACAGCGCGGACACTCAGGGTTAGGGTCCATAGACTGATCAAACCCATATCCGCCAACATCAAGAGGCTCGCGTTTTTTGCGCTCCAAAGCTTCCAGTCGTTTCTCTTCAAACTCAACAGCATCACGCCACTGATATTGGTGACCAAATCCCCAGCAGTAACGGCAATTTACTCTGCGGTACTGTCCAATATCATTTGGGTCGGCATCAATGATGGCTTTTAGTTGAGATATAACGTCATCAAGTTCGGCGCTATATCGAGTTTGTCGCTCGTTACGAAGGTGTCTGATGTATCGTGAAACCTTATCATTCCTCATCAAGCGACTGGCATTAGCGTAAGCGCCATGACCTACGTCTGAATAACCAGCAAGGCGATACGCTTCGACACGTGGCTTGCCTTCAACTACATGCTGCGCAAATATCATTTGCTGATCAGAAATGCCGAAATCATCAGGGGTCTTAGCCGCATAAGGATGCTTTACAATGGCAGGTGTCGTTTCTGGTTCAGGCTCTGCTTTCGCAGCTTTCTTTGGCTCTTTCACCTTCTGCGAATTCGCAGCTTTCTTCGCACTTCCCTTTTGCGAATTCGCACCATAACTCGTTACCTTGATATAGCGCTTCGCACTTGAGTAATTCAGTCCCTGCGCTTCGCACCAGTCTCTTGGGGAAATGCCGGTTTTGGCATGCTCGGACAGGAACCGTTTTTGGAGGTCTCCCCAGTCCGGTTTTGCCATGTTGAATCACCTGCTGTTTGACATTATCGGAGCCACTTGGTGAATGGCTCCTGTAATGCCGTCAGTCTTTCAGAAATTCTTCAGTTGTGAACCCGGTTTCACTCGTGTAGAGAGCGGCGCTGGTAGGGTCGATAACAATGATGGCATGCGGGTTGGAGTTTTCATTCAGCCACTGGATGAGTGGGAGAGTGATAAGCTCGAAGCTTTCCTGCTTTGGCAGCTCAGGCGTTTCATGGTTTGCTGACTTTGGTTCTTCTTCGCAAACCGGAGTACAAACCATACTGTCGATACTGCATGTACGGATGGATATGGTTTCCAAGGCGCTGGGGGTGGTGAATAGCTCAATAACGAATTCAGCACCAGGACGAAAACGAGGTTTATCTGTGGCGTAGCCCGCGAAAACCTGCACCTTGTTAATTCCTCCACCAGCGATCAAACTGGATGCCTGGTAGTGCTGAAATAGCTTCACATGCCAGTACAAAATTTTACTCATCTTGATTTCCTTTTAGGTGTGAGCCTGTCGCACGGGAAAGCCGCCAGAGAGAAACGATTTCCCCAGGCTCACGACTGAAAGACTCTCTTGTTTTGCGCGTGCGATGCGCGGACATTCCCGGCGCGGTGCCGGGTATTGGTATTATTAAAGGCGCAGCGTTCGCCCTGCTTCACAGCAGTGCTTAGCCACTTACGGCTTACCCGTCAGCAAGATGTGATCACCATCCTTTCGGGGTTACACAAATCATTTGCACTGCGTGTTGATGTAGTCCTGCAAATAACCAACCTGCTTCGTCACTGTGACGATTCGCTCTCTGAGGGTGAAATAATCCCGTTGAGCGGAGTCTGTAAGTCGGGGGCCGGAAGCATCGCCCATGCTGCCGGTGCTGGTCGCTCCGTTCGCGGGACATTTTGCGTTGATGCGCAACCCACACTTGCCATCACGAACGCAACGCTGCAAATCATCAAGCTGCTTTTTCGCATCTGCAAGTTCCTTCGTGTATTTGGCATCCAGTGCAGCGACATCGCGCTGCCGGGTTGTCATATCGGTGATGGTGGCGTTAGCCAGATTCAGCGCCTGAGTTTTCTCATCGCGCTGCTTCTTGTATTCGGTGGCGTTGTCGCGGTAGTGGTTAACAGCCCAACCAAGTGACACGATGATGCAGACGACCACGGCAATGATGATTGCGGTTAACCTGCTCATTTCTTACTCCAGGTGCAAACCTCATACTCAACGTCGCGCCGGTTCATCAGTCCTTTCCACTTTTTACCGCCTGCATATACCCAGCGCTTTAGCTCAGAGCATGCTCCGGCATAATCTTTCGCGTTGAGTTTTTTCAGCAGAGTGGAGTTGATGGTGGCGGTAGCGCCGACGTTGTAAGCAAAGCTGTAGATTGCTGCTCGCTGCGTTTCGGTGGTCTGCACTTTGATATGCGGATCAACCTGAGCGGCAATGCGCGTCATATCTTTTCGTGTCAACGCATCACATTCTTTGTCGGAGTAATATTTACCCCAGACAATATCGTTTCCTGTGTGTCCATCGCAGACGGTGACAATTCCCACTACATCTTTGTAAGGGTAATGTTCTCGGCCTTCCAGCCCCGTCTTTCCAGATACCATTACAGTGGCGATGCTAACAGCACCTGTTCCTAGTGCTGCGATAATGCTATTTCTGAGCGCCGGTGACATTCCCATTCAATCTGTCCTCGCGCTCTTTGCGCTTGTAGTACCAGTTGATTCCGAATGTGCCGACAGTACAAAGAATACCCACGATTAGAGCCCAGTCATTTAGGGAGAGAACTCCGCCCATTGCAGTAAGTCCTCCAAACCAGTAACTGAACCATTCTCTGATTTTGTCCATACGGTACATGCTCTACCCCCAAGAGGATGGGGATCTGTTCAAATTAGGAATAGGGATGATGGTCGATTGAACAAATCCAGGATACGTTCTCAGTAACGTGGTTTGTTCGTGACTAAAGGCATGAGCAAATCAGGCAGGAGGCTGTTAGCGCAGTCTCTTGCCGCCCATCTTCACGAAGCCCAGCCATGCGCTGGGTTTTCTTTTTTGAAGCGCACTAGACCACCGTAGCCACAGATATTCAGCAATGAGTTGGTTGGGTCTGGTTCTTGGTGGTAATGCGCTTTAAAAAAGCCAGCGGCGATGCTGGCAAGATGAGGGTAGTGCGTTGAGCTTTCGCTCTTATGGTCCTGGTAGGAATTTGGTGTGTGGTGGCCGGTGCTGAACTCCGGCATGGGGCTCTGAGCTGACCCTACGAGCGTGCTGGATGGCGCATCAGCCTGCGCATTCACCACAACGATAATTGCACTGCGCCTGTTTCGGTTAGCGTAACGGGATTAACCGGTCACCCCAATGCAATTACCTGTTGCGCACTCCGTTTCGTGGAGTAGACGGCTGGCGATCAGCCCAGCACCTATCGAGACTTATTTAAGCGGGAATACTCATGCTCGTGTCTGGCTCACCTGGCTGAATTCGAACCAGCGACTGACAGCTTAGAAGGCTGCTGCTCTATCCTCTGAGCTACAGGCAAATTTGGTGGGCCGCGAAGGATTCGAACCTGTCTACCCTTCCCTTATGAGGGGACCGCTCATACCAAATGAGCTTCCGGCCCAGAAACGGCAAAGCCCCGGCGATTAACCGAGGCTCTTTTGTGTAATTCGGTCGACAACCAAAGCTATGGCGACGATATCAGATTTACATGAAATATATGCTTTTCAGTTCGGTTTTGCAAGACGGAAATGGTTGGCGATTCTAAATGCTATATCAGCTCTTTTCACATCGTCATAGAGACCTAAATATTCGCGCTTCCCATCTATGAGAATCTGAGCCTGCCACTTCTTAGCCCTCTTGTTAAAGTAAATCCCCTTGCTACCTGATGTGTTGTTTTTATACATGCCAGTATTTAGAGAATTCAGTTGGCTTGTTGCCTCCCTCAGATTGGTAATTCTGTTGTCATTCCTTATTCTGTTTATGTGATCAATTTCTTTTTCCGGCATATATCCATGCACATAAAGCCATGCCAGCCGATGAGCCAAGTAGTTTTTCCCTGATATCGTTATTCTTATGTAGCCCAACGAGTCTTTATGTCCCGCAATCCTTCCAGCTACAACATTCTGACGCTTCGCAATCCACCTAAAAATACCCGTCTTCTCGTCATAACTTACGCTCTCCTTAAGGAGGCTTTGTTCAATAGTTTTCATTTTGAAACCTCCAAATTTGTCGCCTTTTGTTGTGAACGTGATCGCGAAACTGAAAGCAGAGCCTGATTATCGAGACGCTCGAATGCTTGTTTCATCTCCAGCCAGTGCGGGAGATAAGTTTCAGTCCAGGTTGCCTTTGCCACCCCTACCAGTTGCGCCAATTGCTGGTATTCGTAAGTTTCTCGCCCTGCCAGTTCTGCTTTCACGTCCTGCGCTGCTAACCAGATAAGGGACTTCAGCCTATCCAGCGTTTTCCCTGCTACCTTCTTTGTGCCAAGGGAGGCTTTGAACTCTGTCCATGCCCATTGAGTGATCGAAACCTGATTTTCCCATCGCACATTCTCGCTATAGTTCCAGAGAAGCCATGCTTTCTGATGCTCATCGAGCGATAGTACAGCGCGACGCCATGATGCTGTTGAATACTCAACCGGTTGCACCAGTGCGATAGATGAACCTTTTGCGCGTGATTGCTGCCCGGGAATTGGTGGGCTGGTTGGATTCATCAGGCGACCGTTAGCAGGATTAACCACCTTCAGGCGAGATCGGCTACGCGATGTCGCTTCAAACATCGCATTCTCGGCAAACGCTACCAACTGGCCTTTAGTTGCGCCGCTCAGGTCAGCAGTCGCTACGATGAGCTGCTCGCGTACAAACTGCAGGTATTGAGTATTCATGCTTCTGCTCCTGATGGTTTATAGCGGCTGATGTAATTGCGTAAAATTCGGTAGTCCGTAGCAAATGAACCTGGGTGACGATAGATGCGTAACCGAGTCCAGCGCAGACGAAGGTGATCAGCAAAGTAGGATTCGAATGTCATGCGGACTCCCTCATGTGCTCTTTGAGTAATGCATCGATATGCTCATGAAGCCTCAATCCTTCATAGGCCAGCTGAAAATCTCTGTGATACGCCTTGCATACACGCCATGTTTCTCGCCTGTCCCATAACAGCCATGATTGACATTTCCATGTGTCTGGTATGTACATGCTAAAAATGAAAATCATGCGGCCTCCTGCTGTTTCAGTTCTTTGAGCTTTGCGCGGTAATGTGCTGCCAGTGCGTCGAGTTCTTCACGGGTCCATTTTTTTGCTTCGTGTGGGCCCATCAGCCGGTCGTAAGCTTCCTGGCCAATCTTGGCGATCAGCCGCGGGCGGTATTCACCGATATTTCCTGACAAGTAGGAGTTACAGGCCTCACACTGGATATGGCAGTTGGTTTCGTCGTAGCGGGTTTCTGGAGATGCGCCGACAGTACGGAAGTGACCAGCGTTCATCTTTGCGCCGGAGTTACGACCACAGCTGATGCACGGTTGCCCTGCGTCACGCTGGCGAATGAAAGCGTTAAACGCTGTCTGAGCGCGTTTGTGATATTGGCTAAGTGGTTGCAAGGCCTTCTTGCGAATCTTCAGCTCACGGCGTTCCTGCTGCGCCTCCTGCTTGCGTTTGCGATCGGCTGCCAACTTCTTCTTGGCCAACAGCAGCTGGCTGTACTCGAAGCCATGCTCAGGACAGCACCACCAGACGTTGTCGTAGGTAGCGGTGAATTTGGTCTTGCAGATTTTGCAGCTGCGGCGGGTAGGTTTACGCATGGGAACCTCCGAAGCGGGAAGCCCATTCCATAGCCAGGCGAGATTCATCTCCCCAGCGGACGTTACGCTCTGCGCCAAAGGCGTGGATCAGTTCGATAAGATCGCGCATTTGGCCGACTGTCATCTTGCTGGTTGATTGACCCAGCACCACGAAGCCATCACCGGTCAGGTTAGGAACTACCTCCTGCTTAACCAGCGCGGCGGTGAAGATATGCTTCCACGACTCGGATGAGAGCTTTTGTCCATGCCATTCAACCTGGCTGCTGACGTCGCCCAAAATTGCCCAAAGCTTCGAATTCTGGTCGATGGAGCGCGTCATCTCTTTTATCTCAATTACGAACGGACGCTTCTCATCAATCTGCAACTGGTTAATCGCATTGATGGCATTGGCGCGAATGTTGGTATTTCGAAGGAGGAATTGTTGCTTCATACGCCACCTCCGAGAGGTAACGCAGAATGCAGAAAATCGCAGGTGCATTTCTGCATCTGTGATAAGTGGCTTGAAGTACTCTTTGTGTTTCGCATCTAATTTCCCAATCAGATGCAGAGGTCACAACCAGTTGCTCAGACTGGCTGCGACATAATTATAACACTAATTTTGAGAGTGGGTAATGTTGCTTGACGTTGCGTTAGTCATCACCTTCAGACAGTTTTTGCATAGCACCTGCGTAACGCTGCATCCCATGCTCAAGTGCTGACTTAACTTCCTGCTTCGGTGCTGCTGCGAAATGCTCGACACCTTTAGCCCAAATATCCTTGATGGTCGTCCAGGTGACAGGGACGGTGATTTCAATTCTTCCGCTGCCGTCGCAGGTTTCGCAATCATCATCACCAAAACACTCTGGGCAGTTTATAAATTTCGTTTCTGAAAACTCACCGGACAGCACACTCTTTGCGCCGTTCTCGGCTGTTAGCCTCTTAGGCACCAAAGCCCAACCATCCTGAGTTGCCGGAGAGTTGCCAGCCTGAAGCATGGCGGCGCGGCATGCGTTCCAGCCTTCAGACCACGCCTGACAATCTTCCGCGCTGATTTTTAACCCTCCCCATGCCTTGTCGCTATTCATCTCGACTGGCACTCCCGGCACTGGCTTCGCGTGGCGATAGAGCGGAATTACCGCATCTCCCATTGGCTTAGACAGACACTTAAGGTGAAGCTCCCCCATCTTTGCATAAGTCAGAGTTTCCTCAGCGGCATAAAGCACAGGCTCAGCATCAAACGCCGCAATAGCCCCATCAATCACCTTCACAGCATCAGCCATTGCATAGCCAAGATTACCTCCGTCGCTTTGTGCTGCTGCTTTGCTGAGTATTTCACGTATCTGGTGCAGGCGTTCGAGTGATACAGGACCGTGCGCCGGGTGGTTAGTTGTCATGCTGACGCTCCTTCTTGATATTTTTCAAACCAGAACACCACCGGGTCAGGCCTCATCTCAACCAATCCCATACGAACCAGCGCCTTTCCTTTCCCGGATACAAGAAACTCACGACGCCCATCACTGATAATTCTTCGGTAATCTTCCAGGCTGCTGCAATGCTTGTGCAGATTGCATGGGTGGCAGGCAGGGACCAGATTGTCGATGTCATCGCGCTCCTGGTGAAGCATCTTCCCGTCGAAACGAATGACTGGCTTAACGTGGTCGGCATGCCATTTATCGCCAAGTTCACACCCACAATAAGCACAGCGACCGCCAAACTTCATGCGTAGCTCTGCTCGTTGTTTTTTCGTCAGTGCCATCTCACTCCCCCTTCACGCCAATGCCAGCGGCGCGCAGAATTTCACGAATTTCACATTCCTCGTAACACGCTACCTTTCCAGCCCATAGCCTGGTTGTTGGTAGCGTTGCAGTTGGTTTGTTTCGCTCAAGTTTTCGAATAATTTCTGCCGCAGAATCGTGAGCCTCGCGGAAAGAGCGAGCCTGACGTAGCATATCCTCATAGCGTTCTTCTGCGGCTTCCAGTAACGCCTGCTTATCACGTAGCGATTCCTCCAGTTCTGCAACATGACATTCGCTATCAATGAGGTTGTTCTCTGCGGCCTCGAGCGCATCTAGCAGCGCAATAACGGTGGACGGGTTAGCGGCAGCGATGAATGCTGAGTCAACTTTAAGACAGTGTTGAGCAACCGCTTTTGCACCAACTCTTACTTCATATCCTCTCGCGCCTTTGTGTGGCTTATACGATTCCCACTTACCCCATGAAGCTATGTTTGCGGCATTAGCCGCTTCACGCAGCGCTTGTTTGTTGAGTGCTGTCATTGGGCTGCCTCCTTGCGAAACATCAGTATTGTCAGGTCGCCTTTGGTGGCCAGGCGAACGGTAGAGCCAGGTTCCAGGCTGTTAAGCTCAAAGGCGTCATAAAACTCATTCACAGCTTTCTGGCGGCGAGATTCCTTACGACGCTTGTCCCACTGCCTCAGAGCATTTTTGGTAATCCACTGGCCTGTTTTAACCATGATGTATGCCCATCCAAGAATGGCTAAACCGGTATTGAGATAAGTGGCGATGCTCATTTGTCGGCCCCCTCGCGCAGCAACTCTGCGTATTCAGATGCCGCTCTGCTTGCTCTGGCTTTCCAGCCGGTTGTAATGTTGTTGTCTTTGATTGCCTCTTCAGCAAACATCAGAGCGAACATCTCCACACCCTGCGCCCGCACTTCAGCCAGGAAAGCATCGGTAGCTGGGGTTTCAATTTCAGGCTTGGCAAATACCGGCCAGCAATCAGTTCCATCGGAATTTTTGTGTCCTGTCTCGTCATGAACATCAAGATACTCACCACACGGGAGAGGTTCTTCCCATGTTGGTGGAATAGCGTGCCAGGATAGATAGGCTTGAGGCTTATCAAACGCAGCCTTCAGCCCCGAATTCTCCGCCGCCAGCTCCCTGCACTTGCTCTCGGCGTTAGCGAGCTGTACTGCCATGTCTGCGTTTTGTGATTGCAGCTCAGAGAGTTTACGCACCAGATACTGCGCATTACTCTCGTTAACTTTCATGTCTCCGGGCAGACATTTGCCACGGAGAAAACCTTCCATTTCGTATACGGTCATAACCCTACCCTCATAAAAAAGGCCCGCTAAGCAGGCCCGTTAATCGATGTTTTTGCGTATTGCATAAATAAGGCCGACTATCACGGCCACGCTTGCAGATAGCTCTGCTATGTAGGCTTCATTCATGCTCTCTTCACTCCGAATGTCTTAACCAGTGCCGACTACATGCGACCTACACAGGAGCGGATACGGGCTATCTCTGTCTCTGGAAACATGCTGGATGCCATCTGCTCCAGTGCGCCTTTAAGTGGCTTGCTCTCAACCTTTTCGATACGTGCCAGAGCAAATGCCTTGAGTGACTGCTTGATGCTTCGACCGTCTACGCGAGCACATGCGCGGCATAGTTCGGCGTGGAGGATGGTTTCAGGGAATTCGCTATATTCCTGTTCAATGATTTCTCTGGTGTTACGTGCTTCTTTCATGCTCCAGCTCTCCCGTAAATCATCATCAGCCGCTTGCGTGCGTCGCTCTGCATGAATTCAGCCACGACTCCATTTTTCGCCTGGTCGTATGGTGCGAACATCTTCGGGTCGTCGACGTTACGCGGTTTCTTCATCCCCTTCGCTTCCTGGCTACTCAGATTTGCATCGACAGCGCGTCGTCTGATTTCTTCGTAGCCACCACTCTTCAGCCAGTGCTGATAAGCATCTTCGCCGGGGAATACGCCAATACCAGGTACGCTGCGCAATCTACCCATGAAACGAAGCTCTTTTGCCTCTTCGTAGTAGCGGTTGCGACTGATGCCGACTTCCTTGTAAATCAGATCAACCTTGGCTGGCTGGTTAGCTGATACGTAGTCGAGAATGCGTTGCTTTAAGCTGTCCATCATGCGGCCCCCTTCGAGCGGTATGAATCCCAGGTGAATGACAGAGTGCATCCGCCGCCGTCGCTCATACGGTCTATGACGCGCTCACCGATGAATGCCGAAAGTTCTTCTTTGGTCTGGTTGCTAATCAGGATGGTTGGCTTCATGCGCTCGTAGCGGGTGTTGATGATTTCGAACATGATCAGTTTCTCAGCGTCGCTACCGAACTGGACGCCGACCTCATCGATGATCAGCAGGTCAGGCTTGGTGAAGTAGCGGATCACATCGTCTTCAGTTCGCGTTGAGCCCTTCGACCATGTTGATTTGTACTCTCTGGCAATTTTCAGAGCGGTAGTGAAAACGGCTGAGCTTTGATGCTCAGCAATGGCGATCCTGGCGATACCAAAAGCGAGATGGTTCTTACCGGTTCCAGGCTTACCACACATTACGAGTCCACCGCCTTTCTTCAATCGCTCAGGCCATCGGTTAGCGTATGCCTGACAGACTTTCAGAACGCGTTGAGCATCTTCGTTTACCGGTTCGTAGTTCTGTAGAGTGCAGAACAAAAAACGGCTTGGTATGTCTAACGCCTCCATCAGCATTTCGATATTTCTCTTGCGAGATGCCTCATCGATGCGGATTTTTTCAGCCTGTAGCTCGATTAACTCATCCCTAATGCAGCCCGGGCAACGAGACGGCACGGTTGGTATTTTGATATGCGTAGTCGATATGCGGCGGCGCTGTTGGAACGATCCATGTATTTCGCAGGTGGCATTATCAAATTCAACAGTGCTGTTTGGGATTTCTAACGGTGGCTGCGATAGCTCTGAAAGCATCTTCTCCAGAGAGATAATCTTTTCGTCCAGTGTCATGTTCACTCCTGAGCCCAGGATGGGATTTCTGTTTTTCCGTAGTCCTTCGACGCAAAACCTTCAGACTGAAGGCCATTAGCAACCTTGCGTACCGGTCTGGATAGCGCTTGCTTGTTCTGGTAGCTAAGTTTCTGGCTGGCAGTGATAAACCAGTTCTTTGGCTTCTCATGGCTAAATTCGATATCCAGCTTTTCCAGTTCGTACTTCAGGTCAATGTTCGGATACAGGCGTTTCCAGGCTTCGTAGTCCTTGTGGTTTAACCGAACGATATTTCCTTCGAATGCATAGCGACTTGAAATTTTATGGACATCAGCCTCAGACCCTTCGCAAGTCGCGTCAGCGGCTTGGGTGTTAATTAGGGAATCAGTATGAGGGATGAGGGAATCAGGAATCAGGTTAAGGGAATCAGCAGGATTTAAATTGTTCTCTACTGGTTCTCGTACTGTACTTGCATGGTGCTTCTCTGGTGCTTTATTATTTTCAATGACTTGAGGTGATTCTGCATCCTTCTTATCTTCCTCTTTATCGTCTTTGCACTGTTCTTGTCCGGTGCTGTCATTGTTCTCTACTGGTTCTGGTATCTCACTAGCAGCTTCTTTGCAGTGTGGGTTCTGGTGCTTCTTCCAGTTATTTATTTGGATGTATGAGTCGCCATTTACCTGATAGCGGTTAATGAATTTGTGGCTGTGAAGCTGCTGAAGCAGATCATTGCAGTCTACATCATCGAAAGGCAGCACCATTGCTTTAACCTTTTTTGGGCGATCATCCAATCGCCCTTCTTTGTCAGCAATAGTCCATAACCCGGCAAAAAGAAGGCGGGCGTATGGAGAGCATTCGGCAAGTTCATCATTTGTGAAAAAGCCTGGTTTGATATTTCGTGAACGAGCCATTAAAAGCCTCCAGGTAATCGTGGGCCATAAATGCCCGTTAATTTTTCTCTCTCATTAATTTCTTCGAGATATGCCAGTAGGCTCTGATGCGATTCAGACATGACGCCGCGGATTCCGCCATCTTCGATGATTATCGAAATTCCATCCCTAGACATGTCTTCCAGTCGCTCGCATCCGAGCTCGAAGATGGCTCTGAGTGCGTTTGTCGTGCATCCGATAGTGGATACACCAAACTCTTCGAACCACTCATGGAGATTTAATTTGATTGGCTGATCGGCACAAATAACTGCGTACCCATCAGCAAGTTCTTCCAGGGTTGATTTGGCATCGCATAGACAGTAAGAGCGGCATGCTTCATGTGCCTCAGCCAGAGAACATTTAAAGAACTCTCTGGACTCATTTATCCGGTGCGCATTCAATGCGGAATGTATTGCGGATTCGTCACCACGCGGATCATCAGAAAAGTAAGCACCCTCGACGACAAATTTTTCTGGAACTCCAGTAGAAGAAGAAAGCTCTTTAGCTCTCATATAAGGAGAGTTTGTTGTCATTCCAACTTTCAACAAACCAGGCATGCAAGGGTTGGAAAGGATGTAAACCCAACCCTTAGAGTTTATCGCTTCAGGGATGTCTCCGCTGATTTCTATGGGCATGCTGTATTTATGTTGAAGCCTATGCACTTCATCTCTAATAAATTCATGCTGGCATTCTTTTACAAAACCTTCATTTAGAGGCATAATTAACCCCGCAAATAGTTGTTAAAAATCCATCGTGATTTGGTCTGATCGCTCGGTTGCCGCCGGGCGATTTTTCTTTGTAAGCACCGCAGCCACTTCTCTTGCCAGCCGCGCCATATCGTCATCAACAACACCCCATTCCAGAACTGCCAGAAGCATTGCCATCTTCGGCAGCCAGCTTTCTTTCCAGCGGGTTATCTGCGCTTTATCGACGCCGATCTCTTTAGCTACGTTGCTTCCACCTTTCATGGCGATACGGTTAAGCAACCAGGACTCAATGCGACGGGCATTGACCTTGTTGCGGTTAATTGAGTTTTCCATTTGTTAAATTCCTAGAGTGTTAAATAGTTAAATAGGCCCATGCGCAGACACGCAGAGCCATGTTTGATTTGTTTTATTGGAACTAGCTTTTCAGCTACGTAGGCCGGACGGCCGTTGTGAAGAGCGGTGCTGCTTAAGCGGCCTGGTTCGGATGAGGAAACAGGTCAGATAAATCAGGGCGAATCTGGTATGCAGGGACATTCCCTTCGGTAGCCAGCTCAATGCGTTTCGCATTTTCTGCTGACACTTTCTTTTTCCCATGCAACCAAGCCCATACAGACGGCTGTTTAACTCCGCAGGCATCAGCCAGCTTCTGCTGACTGCCTACGATTTCAATAGCCGCGTTAATAGCTTTGTTGACCATAAATAGCTCCTGCGTGTTACTCAAAGCTAATAATAGCCAAAGCTATTCGAAAAGTAAATAGCTTTAGATATTTGACTGTAAATAGCTACGGCTATAGGGTTTGCGGTATGAAATACGAAACGTTTGCAGAAAGACTTACATACGCGATGGATGAGGCAGGCTTTACGCAGGCCTCGTTAGGTGACGCCATTGGTATGGCACAGCCAAGCGTGTGGAAGCTCACATCAGGTAAAACAAAAAATACTCGTAAGCTTTATGAGATAGCGAAAGTTCTTGGGGTTCGCCCGGAATGGCTGTCTGATGGTGAAGAGCCTATGAGAACCGAAGGCATGCATCCAGGCAACCCACATTCTACAATCCCAGATGAAAGCACATGGGGTGGCGTGGAGCCGTGGGACGATCACACGCCTCTTCGTGGAGATGAGGTAAAAGTCCCTTACCTCAAAGACATTGAATTTGCATGCGGAGATGGCCGAGTGAATGACGAAGATCATAACGGCTTCATGTTGCGTTTTTCTAAATCAACCCTTCGCCGGGTTGGAGCCAATAGCGATGGTAGCGGTGTTATTTGCTTTCCAGCCAGAGGCAACAGCATGGAGCCAAACATACCAGACGGTACAACAGTCGCGGTAAATACGAATGATAAAAAAATAGTCGATGGGAAAATTTACGCTATCAACGAAAATGGCTGGAAGAGAATAAAACTTCTATACAGAAGCGGACCTGACAGGGTAAGTATCAAGAGTTTCAATAACGCAGAATACGATACAGAAGATAAATCGCTTACTGACATTGAGATCATCGGAAGAGTTTTCTGGTGGTCTGTTGTTGACTACTAACATGAGCTATCACCTCCCTACATGAACAACCCGCTTCGGCGGGTTTTTTATTGCCTGAAATACCCATCAGCATAGTTTTTCAAAAATAAATTCCTTTAGTAATCAACGATAAAATAGCCAAATGCAATAAATTATATCCAAAGCTATTTACAGTGATAATAGCTTTGGATATAGTTAACTCCATCAGCAGGACGCACTACTCACCAGGACGGTGAACCTACAACGATTCAGTGATGAATCTACGAGGCTGAAAAGCCTGATAACCAAAGTGAACTTTGGGATGTGGCAAGCGAGAACGGGTAAACGTGAAGAAGCCCTGACTTGTGCGGCTGGTTACCGCCCACATCACCAAAGTTCATCAGGAGGTCACCATGACACGCAGAACAGCATTCAATGGGTCAGCAGCAGGTCGTCGCCGTGAGCGTCGCGCAGCAGTACAGAGCGCAGTTGCCGTAAGCGCCGAGACCATGCATCGCCCTACCCTTAGTCGCGCTCAGGTTCAGGCTAAAGGCCAGCACCACACGCCAGCAAGCATTGAAAATGCGACCCCGATTAAGTTCGTTGCACAGGATGCAGTGTGGCAGCGCCAGGAATACAAGCGCCAGCTTGAGCGTGCAGCGATCGTCTACAGCAACGAGTTCGGAAATAAGCTACTGGATAGCGGAATGTGCCTGCCGGATGTGGCGATTTATGCCGCCGGTCATCGCAGCAGCAAATCGGTTACGGCGCGTTAATTAACTTATGAGGTGTGTATGGCAGATAAAAAAACGGCGCCACTACTGCTTAACGTAGACGCCAGTGAGGTTCTTACTCAGTTCGGGGAGCTTTTGAAATTAGTCGAACTTCCAGCCAGTTCCTTTGAGGGAATTCCTGAGCATGTCGTCGAGCTGTTTTTTGACCGTGTCCGTGGCCTGATTGACAACATCGTCCTTAGTGATTTCGCGACCACAGTCAGCACAACTGACGCCGGTGAAATTTGTCTCAAAGTCAAAATCATCGGGCTGGTTGAACATCTCACTTCCACAGTCAGGGCACACGGTCCGCATGGTTTGCATGAATATATCCTTTCTACTGTTGGGGAGATTAAAGAGTAAGCGATTTCTTGCTGTTGGGGAATAGCGGGAAACCACGCGCCGGGCGTGGCTAAAAATCCCGGCACTAATTCAAGTTCAGCAGGTTACGGCGCGTTAATTAACTTATGAGGTGAGGCAATGGATATTAAAAAATTACTCCAAGAAATTGAAAACTTGGAATCAAACATAAGAGACATAGACAACTTATTGGGAGCGCATGGGCTGCATGGATTTAACTTGATTGTTGTTGCAGCTAACCATACCCAATGGAGAGGCGCCGCCGATCAGGAGCTTCTAATTGAAGCACTCAAATCGAAAAGAAACGAGATGCACGAGAGGCTTGTGAAGTTGATTGATGCGGTTGGAGTTGTTGAAAAGGTAATTGATGGACTGGTCGCTTAGGCGGCCTTTTTATTAGCTCACGATACAAACAGAGGGTAAGGCGATGAAAGTTGGCATTAGCTTTAAAGATGATCGGCTATTAAGTATCAAAGTTGATGAAATCGCCTCCTCGGTACCAACTTTCTCGACAAAGAGAGAGGCCATAAAAGCAGGTTCAGAGTATGGATGGTCATCGGCTATCTGTATTGAGAGAAGATTTGAAAGAATTTGGATCGTAGGAAAGCAGGATTTTCAAAATGACTATGTAGGGAAATTGAAGTTCGAATCATTTCGGATCCCTGTTTTGAGATGGGAAAAGGTTGGCGGGGGTGAAAGATGCCCCGTCCTTTCCGTCCGAAGATATAAAGCCGCCTAGTGCGGCTTTTTTCATAACTAAGCGTCTTCTCAGAGGACGCTTAGTTATGAATGGCGGCTATCCACCGCCTGTTAGCGCAGAGGTCTTTTAACGTTCAGCGGCGCGGCTTAAGCGCGGAGATGATTATGCAAGTCACCCACAACGGCAAGCAGTACCACGCATCAAAACTCAACGACAACGAGTGGCAACTCTCATCAGTCGATAAACCTCGCGAGAAAATCACAATGAACCGCTGGCAGATGAATTTAGCCTGGTTATTGCAGCAGGTGGAGGGTAAATCATGAGCCTACATCATTACGGAACGCAGGAAGTTAACCGCGGTGCTGTTCAGCCAGGAATGCTGGTTAAGCACAAAGATGCGACATGGACAGCATCAGCACATAAGCGCGGGAAGCTGTACCTCCATCGCGGTATCGAACGCACATTTACTCGTGACCTTCTGGTTGAGGTTTATCTCAATGGTGTTGGTGGCGGATTAAGTCATTAAGGAAAAATCATGGAAACTAAATTTTTATCAGATGGGCGCAAGGTCGTTGTTGTTGGTGCATTGAACAATCAGGAAACGATTGTTCAGGAAGTGTTTGTCACGCAACAGGGAGACGAAATCCCTGGTGGCGAGCGTTTTGTAGTGAAGAGCCTGCATGACCAGCCAGTTGAAACATGGTCCTCTCGTGAAAAAGTAAAGCAAGAGAAAGCCCTGGCTGATGCTAAGTTGAAAATTGAAAGAATAAACAATGAAATTAGCAACCTCCAGAATACTTTAAGTTTCTGGAAAGAGATGGTTAAGCAGGTCAAGGCGTTCTCTGATCATATCAATGAGGCTGACTTGGAACATTTTGCAGATGTAATGACCGGGCAGGTTAAATTTGCCATTCGTCGAGATTACAGCGTCCCTTCTATAGAAAGATTTGAAGATTTCATGTCCTCAATTGACAACTATTACGGACGTAAAAACTTTGAAGGCATCAAGTGCTTATCTCTTTTAGGAAGCACTAACGGAGATATCGCTTTACGAGTGAATCGTTATCCAGATGGCAGTGGTGGTAGCGATACGGTTGAGTTCTATAAGACCATTGAAGAAGCCAGGCAGTGTGTTAAACGCATTGCTCTGGACAGGCTTAATGGAAACGGCTTGAGCATTGATGATGTCAAAAAGTGCTGCAAGATGGGTATTGTTTTTAACAGGGATGAATTACAGAAAATCAAAGACCGACTCTTCTCTGCATCTGAAAAGAATCTCGCCCATTACCAAGAGAATTTCGATAAGCAGGTTGCTCAAATAAATGATGGCAAGCAGGCCATAGAGAAAATGCTTAACGAAGCAATTAGCTAGCCAAATCCGCCATAGGAAAGTAACCCCACCCCATTCCCCCTACTCGTCCGGCTATCGCAGACGGGAAGCGCACAACCAAATTTCAGGAGAGACCATGAGTGAAGTAACGGATTTAGTCGTTATCGAAAAATCGAGTGCAATGGCTGTATTCACCAATAACGAGCAACTCGATCCAATCATTGAAAAAATTGAGAAAGAAGCTCGCAGCCTGGTACCGGATGTATCTACCAAGAAAGGTCGTGATGCTATCGCGTCAATGGCTCACAAGGTTGCGCGTTCCAAAACGTACATCGACAACGCTGGCAAAGACCTTGTTGCTGAACTGAAGGCGCTACCAAAGCAGATCGACGAAAGCCGCCGCATTGTTCGTGAACGTCTGGATGCGCTGAAGGATGAAGTTCGCCGCCCACTAACAGAGTGGGAGGCAGAACAGGAACGAATTAAGGCAGAGGAAGCAGCCAGGATTAAAGCTGAGGAAGACCGGAAGAAATTCGAATCCGATCATGAAATTGCTTTGCTGATGAACGACGCATTCGACCGTGAACTGGCAGAGAAGAAAGCGGAAGAAGAACGCCAGCGCATTGCCCATGAAGAAGAGTTGAAGCGTCAGGCAGCGGAACAGGCCAAGCGCGAAGCCGAAGAGAAAGCAGCGGCTGAACTGGCGGCGGCAAAGAAACGCGAAGAGGATGCGATTGCAGCAAGAGCACAGGCTGAATTACTGGCTAAGCAAGCGCAAGAACGTGCTGAGCAGGAAGCTAAAGACGCCGCGGCGAAAGCTGAAGCAGAGAAGAAAGCAGCTATTGCCGCCGAGCAGCGCAAAGCTCAGGAAGAAGCTGATCGCATCAAGCGTGAAGCTGAGGCGAAAGAAGCTGCCCGTCTTGCGGAAGAGAAGCGCATCTCTGACGAGAAGGCAAAACGTGAAGCAGATGTTAAGCACCGCAAGGCCGTTGGTAATGAAATCGTAAACGCACTCACCGCTAATACCAGCATCTCACGCGACCAGGCTATCGAAGTCCTGAAAGCGATAATTGATGGCCTGGTGCCGAGAACACAAATTAACTACTGAGGTGCATATGAAGCTGAAACTCAAATATGACCACGCTCATGGATATCTGGACAGCCAACGCAATCAGGTCTTGGAGCTTGATGGTGTGACGCTTGATGGGACAGTAGACACACGAGAAGTCCTCCCGCAGTTAGACGGCGCTGTAGTTCTCGAATGGCTTGCTGAACAGGGTTATGTAATCACACATCAGGAGCGAGCGGCATGAGCGTTGCAGAACGATGGGATGATGATGCTTTCATCCGGCTGATGGCTGATTTAATTCCCGAAGATCCAGATGAAAAAGATGATCCGGTTAACCTGGCTGCTGAGCGACAGAATCAGGTGATCAGCATGGCCGAATTTGCGGGGGATTTTACATGAATCTGGATCAGTTAGATGCGCCATTTGCCAGTGAAGATATTGAATGGCGCATTCAGCAGGCGGGGAAAAATAATAACGGCATCTGGGCAAAAGTGCTTGCCTACGTAACCAACAGGGCAATCATGAAGCGCCTTGATGAGGTATGTGGTAAGGCTGGATGGCGTAACGAGTATCGCGATATCCCGAACAATGGAGGGGTTGAGTGCGGTATTTCCATAAAGGTTGATGGCGAGTGGATCACCAAGTGGGACGCAGCCGAAAACACGCAAGTAGAAGCAGTTAAAGGTGGGCGTTCAGGAGCTATGAAGCGGGCGGCTGTCCAGTGGGGTATCGGTAGATACCTCTACAATCTGGAGGAAGGATTCGCCGTTGTATCGGCACAGCGGGCACCAGGATTCCATTACGCCAAGTCAAAAGAGGCTGGCGTGTTTTACTGGAAACCGCCTGCCCTTCCAGCCTGGGCATTACCTCACGGATCAGTTGTTCATCAGTCAGAACCACAGTCACCAGAGCAAATCAACGAGTCAGAACCACCTCAAGACGTGGACGCTGATAAGGTGCTCGCCGATTTCTCCCAATATGCCAGCAAAGAAAACGACGGCGTGAAATTGAAAGCTCGTTATGAAGAAACGTGGAAGTTATTAAACGGATTTGCTGAGCATCAGGCGAAATGCAAAGACGTTACCGGCATTCGAATCAGAGAACTAAAACAGGCGGCATAACCGCCTCTCCTATCTAACAGCGGGCGGCATCGCCGTTATCGATATGACTCCTGAAACTATCCTCAGCATTCTGCGCAAGGACGCGCGGAACAATATCACTGCGTTCCACAGATGGAAAACCTCAGCAGGTGCACTAAGTCACTCAGAAGGAATCACCCTCAATTACCACGAGCCATATTACGAGGGATGGGCGCCTAACTTAGAGATGCAACAAACATTCATCTCGGGCCCGGCGCTGGACCAGATACAACAACACCTGATCGCTGAGGAATGGGGAAACGGAACGATCGGCGGCTGTGTGTATCGCCTTAAGGAGAGCCAATGAGCGAACTTTGGCAACACTTTGAAAACCTGTTTCTGCACGAGGTTGGGATGAAGATGTCCCGCTCAGAAATAGCAGAAAAACTCGAGCGTTCAGAATCGGCAATCACTCGCCAGGCATCACGTATCGGCGCACCACTCATCAGAAAGATGACCGGCAGACCATGGACGGCAGCCGAGCTTCATCTCTTTGGCCGGTTCTCAGAGGAAGAGATAGCCAAAGCAACCGGTCGAACCATTTACTCAGTCAGAAGCAAGCGTGACGCACTGGCCCGCTCCGGAGGATTAACTATGCGTGAATGGTCAACGGAAGAGTTAGCAATACTCATGCGCTACACCAACGCAGAAGTATCAGAGATTACCGGTAGGAGTATAGAAGAGGTCAGAGATAAGCGGCTGCAGGTGAATATTGAGCGGAATGGATGGGATGTGAGAAATCCTGAACGGGAGGGTTCATGACCGATTATACCGGCAGCAACACGCCAGCGGATCAGCGCGACCTCTGGCGCACTCCACCAGCCCTCTTCGCCTCCCTTGATGCTGAGTTCTGCTTCCAGCTTGATGCCGCCGCAGCGCCGCATAACGCGCTATGCCGGAAGTTCATCACCGCCGAGCAGAATACGCTGGAGACGCCGTGGGCTGATTACCTGAGCATTCCCGGCTACGTCTGGCTGAACCCGCCATACAGCGACATCACACCGTTCGTTAAGAAGGCCGCTACCGAAAGCGCAAATCAGATCGGCACGGTCATGCTGGTTCCGGCAGACACATCGGTTGGCTGGTTTAAGGAGGCTATCCAGACCGCCAGCGAGGTTCGCTTCATCACCGCCGGGCGGCTGGCATTTATCAACCCGGTCACCGGTAAGCCGGTCAGCGGCAATAACAAGGGAAGTATGCTCATTATCTGGCATCCGTACCCGCGCACACACTGCCACTTCGCAACTGTGGAACGGGACGAATTGATGTCTTTCGGAGCGAAACTTCTCGCTCGCCGGGAGGCTGCATGACACCAGAACAGGATAACGCTATCCGCACACAGGGGCGTAAATGCGTGGCAGAGATTCAGCAGGCACTGAAATGCAGGCCTAAGCCGAAATGGAATGCAGTCGTGCCGCCGATCCTCAAGAAGCATCACCAGAAAATTGCGCCGCTTGGTATCAGCCTGGTGGCATTCGTTAGCAGCATCGGTCGTATGCAAGGCCGGTACGGAGTCGAATCATGACGCTAACCAAACGAATCACAAGGTCGCTATGTCGGCCTTTTTATTTTCTCGCGTTCACCTTCAACCGAATTAACCGACAGTTCATGGAGCACTGACTATGGCTGACATTATCGATAACGCATCAACGCTTGAAGATTTACAGCGTGACGCGGCACTGAGTATGCACAGGATCAACCACTCAGCAGTATCAGCTACGCACTGTGAGGAATGCGGGGAAAAGTTACTGGATGCTCGCCGGAAAGCGTATCCGGGATGCACGATGTGCGTCGAGTGCCAGAGCAATATGGAATTGCGTAAGAAGATTGGGAGGATGTAATGGATTACAGCAAGCTGAGTGATGGGGAGGTTAGCGTCAGGCTGGCATATTTCCTAAAGCCAAAATACAGCGCCACCATTCACCCGCATGAAACTACCGGCGCCAATCTGTCATGGAACTGGTTCAACACAGTACAGAACACCGGTTATTTCCCGCTGCGTCGTGCTGAAGAGCTTTTCCCGGTAATGAAGAAACACCGGATCGGACTTTCCCCATCAGGTAAGACGGTATGGCAGGCATCCCACGAATCTGGAATTAGTGTTATCCATCGTAACCCACTTCGCGCCGTGGCAATCGTCTACCTCCTTTTGCAGGAATCAGCCAATGTTCAGGATAATCCAGCCTAATACCTGGTACGCAGATCCCCACGGGGCGCCCTGCAAAATCCTCCGCGCTACCAACGAAGTCATCCACTACATCCGCAACGGTCGCACCTACATCGCCAGTATGGGCCGATTTCAGGCAGAGTTCGAGCCTCTTACCAAAGCACAGGCCGAGCGGATCGCCGAAGAAATCGAAACAGCAGAACACCTGAAGAAGCTGCGCGCCCAGCGTGCGGCGTAAGGAGAACTATGAGCACCATTCAGGACATACGAAACCAGCTATCAACCCTGGTCACCGAGGCGCACAAGGTTGCATGTGCCCTCGATATAGGTGACGAGCGAACCGAGGCCTTTGAGCTATATGAAGCGCTTCGTCGACTTCAGCGGCAGGGTGCCGCCGGAGAGATTCTCTCAGCAACCAACCCGCTTCTCGCCTCGCCCTATTACGACGAGGACTGGGAAGAAGATGAAGACGACTGACGCAACTGATAGCCAGTTATGAGCTGGCTATTGGGTGCGAATGCACTACCACGTTATCCATTTTGCCCTCCAGTGTGAGGGCATTCTTTTGCCTGGAGAAAACATGAAATACACCACATCGGCGAAGCTATTTGTTGCCGCGCTAATTATCGCTTTCATCGCCTGTTCTGTAGTTTTGTATGTAGTCGTTTACCTAAAAAAAAGAGAAGGATGAAACCATGAGCGACATTATCCAACTGACGCCTAATAAGTGGGTATCCGAAGAAGTTCTGATGACTATTACTGGCCTGACAAAGAACGCGATCAAGTCAGCACGCACAAATTCATGGATGGAGGGTCGAGAGTATCGTCACTATTCCGGCGACTGTCAGCCAAAGGAGAACTCCCCTATCCTCTACAATCGACACGAAGTCGATAACTGGGTCGAACGTCAAAGACCGGCGATCCCGCGACATAAATCTGCTTAAATACCCTCCCCATTAAACTAACGAAGGAGATTTTATGTCTGGTTATCCAACTGGAGTGGAGAACCACGGCGGCACTTTGCGCATATGGTTCATATATAACGGGAAAAGGGTCAGGGAAAGCCTTGGGGTTGTTGATACCGCGAAGAACAGGCGCATAGCGGGAGAGCTTCGCGCCTCTGTTTGTTTCGCTATAAAAACGGGTGCATTCGATTACGCAAGGCAGTTCCCACAGTCACCCAATCTGAAGAAGTTCAATATCGCGCCGCCGGGGATAACTGTTTCTGAACTGGCAGCTAAATGGCTGGAGCTTAAGAGGATGGACTTAACCCTTAACGCCCACCTCCGATATGTATCGTATATCACGATCGGAACCGATATTCTCGGATGCGGCCGGATGGTTGACTCTATAACTCATGAGGATGTGCTTAACGTAAGGAAGGAATTGCTGACCGGCTACCAGATATGTGGGGCACACCAGAAAAACAGGTCAGCTAAGAAAGGAAGGACGGTAAGGACGGTTAACGTCTACGTTACCTGCATGAAGGGAATGTTTGATTTTGCGGTACTGAATGGGTACATAAGCAAATCACCATTTTCCGCCGTTACCCCGCTAAAAAAATCGAAGTCAGATCCGTCACCACTTACCCGTGATGAGTACCATCGCTTTCTTGAGAAATGTCCATGCGAACAGATACGTAACCTATGGAAGCTTGCGTTTAATACAGGCATGCGACATGGAGAAATATGCGCACTGGCATGGGAGGACATCGACACTAAGAACTGGACTATTCGGATCAGCAGAAACCTTGCCATTTCAGACCACTTCACACCGCCAAAAACAGAAAGCGGGAACCGAACAATCAACCTCACCACTCCTGCTATCGAGGCACTGAAAAGCCAGATGGCTTATACCCGGATGGGAAAACAACATCAGATAGACGTTCACCTCAGAGAGTTTGGCAGAACTCGCCAGGATGAATGCACATTTGTTTTTGTTCCAAGGCTAACAGCAAGGAATGGTAAAGGGGGTGAATGGTACTCACCCGGGTCATTCTCAGGAACGTGGAACAACATATTAAGAAGGAGCTGGATTCCTCACCGCAAGTCATATGAGTCTCGGCACACATATGCTTGCTGGGCATTAAGCGCCGGGGCCAATCCCAACTTCATTGCGGCTCAAATGGGTCATACGTCCGCACAGATGGTTTACAGCGTTTACGGTAAATGGATGTCCGACAACAATGACAACCAACTGGCAATATTGAACGCTAATTTTGGAGGTAATGTCCCACAGATGCCCCACGCTCAAAACGAATAG